ACACCACCCCCGCAGCCGACCAGTTCACGCAACGTCACAGTCCGTCCGTTGACTGTCGGAACCCCACCGCCACCACCAGCCATGCCCTCAGAGCACGTCGTGCAGCAGCAGGTCCTGGCCCAGTTCGGCTCAGGCCCGGTCCGCCTCTTCAGGAACAACGTCGGCACCGGCTGGGCAGGCCAGGCCACGCGCATCACCGCTGGGAATCTGCAGGCCATCGCCCACACCCTCCGCCCTGGCGACGTGGTGGTGCGCAACGCCAGGCCCCTGCATGCCGGGCTGTGCGTCGGATCCTCCGACCTGATCGGTTACCGCCGCGTCGGCGACCTGGCCCAGTTCGTGGCCCTTGAGGTGAAATCCGAACGCGGCCGCCCCACCCCCGAACAGACCCGGTTTCTCGACCACATCTCCAGCGCCGGGGGGTGCGCAGCTGTAGTGCGCAGCATTGCGGATGCAGATGCGGTTCTGCGGGAGACCCATTAAAGCGGAACCGCTACGGTTGATACATGGAAAAAGAAACCTCCGACCTGCGCCAGGAACGTGGCGTGCAACAGCTGGCCGCTGCCATCACGTACTGGCTGGCGCACGGGCTCAGTCAGGACCGGATGGCCAGCCTTGTGCACTGGGCCTACGGGGAGACTACCGGGTTTGACGGGGGCAGTTTCAGCCGGATCAAGAACGGCAAGCAGAGCCGCGGCGCCGGCCTTCGCCACCTCGATGCCCTTGCGGAAACGAACCGGGCCATCTGGGTCTGGCAGACGCAAGGTGAGCGTGAGGCCATTCGGGAGTTCGGCCTGTACTCCGAACACGGCGTCCAGCCCGAGTGGGTGTCGGATACGGTCTGGCTGCCGAAGCCCTACGACGAGTCGAAACCGCTCGACCTGGGCGACTTCGCCTGCCTGCTGATGGGCAGGCTGGATCTCCCCTACGTGGGCGGTCGCCTGACCCAGAACCAGGCGCGGCGGGCCAGCGAACGGCTGATCGACCTGCTCGACGATCTGGCAGCGGAACAGGGCTGGGGCCCACGCGAGGCGCTGCGGGAGTTCTTGGCGGCCTATCCCGCCGCCACCAACAACGTCCGCCAGGCCCGGCTGAAGGAGCTGCTGATGGGCGAGCCGCTGTCACACAAGGAGCTGGAGTCGGAGCTGGCAGCGCTGGCGGAGATGGTCCGCCAGGTCCGCGGGCTGGAGACCTTCACCCCTGCTCAGCTGCAGGCGGAGCTGTTGTCTGATCGCCGCCTGAGGTCCTGATCACCCGGTAGGCCAGCTCGCCGGCCACGTGCACGTCGATCGGCTGGAAGTCGTCGTCTGGCACATGGCAGAGCATCCGCCAGAGCTGGGCGGCAGCGGCTGCGTCGGCGCAGTGGGCCTGGATCATGGCGGGGTGCATCACTTATCCAGCAGTAGTACGACTGGGGGGGGGGGGTCAAATGCGGTTGGTGCATTCTGCACCCTGAAAGGTGCAGAACCGGAACCTTAGCGCTACAATACGGGAATCCACAGCCCCGCCGCCATGCCCCAGACCGCCACCAAGGCGCCCGCACCGATCTACCGGTTCGACATTGAGCAGGGCACCGACGAATGGCAGGCGATCCGCCGCGGCGTGATCACTGCCAGCGCAATCGCCAAGCTGCTCACCGGCACCGGCAAGCCAGCCAACAACGACACCAGCCGCGCCCAGCTGTATCAGCTGCTGGCTGAGCGGATCACCGGTGAGTCGGACGCGTCGTTTTACAACGACGACATGGCCCGCGGGCATCTGCTCGAGCCCTACGCCAGGGATCTCTACGCCAAGAACTACGAGCCGGTGCAGGAGTGCGGGTTCATCAGCTGCCAGCTCAGCGGCGTGGTGATCGGCTACTCACCAGACGGCCTGGTGGGCGACGACGGGCTCATTGAGATCAAGGCGCCCCGGCAGAAGACCCACCTGAAGTCGCTGATCACTGGCGAGGTGCCGACTGAGTACCTCCCGCAGGTGCAGACCGGCCTAGCCGTATCCGGCCGCGCTTGGTGCGACTTCATTTCCTACGCACCAGGCCTGCCGCTGTTCGTGCGCCGTGTGCAGCGTGACCCGGACGTGATCGGCCAGCTGATCGCTGCAGCGCAGGCCGCCGAGGAACAGCTCGCCGGGCTGATGGTGCAGTACCAGGCCATTGCCGCGCAGTTCCCGGCCACTGAACCCATCCAACCTGAACAGGAGATTGTGATCTGATCATGGACATGACACCAACGCTGGCGGCGAAGTCGAACCAGCTGACAACAGACGACCTGATCGCCGGACCGCTGACAATCACGATCACGAACGTCTCAGCAGGCACAGCAGATCAGCCGGTAGCGATCAGCTATGAAGGCGACCAAGGGAAACCGTGGTATCCGTGCAAATCCATGAGGCGGGTCCTGGTGGCTGCCTGGGGCGCCGATGCCAAGGAGTACGTGGGCCGGGGCATCACCCTGTTTCGCGACCCGAGCGTCACGTACGGCGGCATCCAGGTTGGTGGAATCCGGATCTCGCACCTGTCCGGCCTCGACAGTCCGCTGAGTATTGCGCTCACCGTGACCCGCCAAAAGCGCTCGCCCTACAAAGTGCAGCCGCTCAAGATGGCCCCGCCTGTTGACCCGGTGAAGCCAGCCGCTGATGCCTGCGTGGCGGCTGGCCTGACGTTCGAGGGCATCACCGCGTTCTGCCAGCTGGTCAGCGGTGGTGATGCCTCGAAGCTGACCGATCTCCCCCGCGAGGTGCTGCAGCGGATCATCGCCAACGGGATCAGCCCTGAAACCGTGGCGAAGTGCAACCCGGCGCCTGAGCCAGCCGAAGACCCTGACGACTTGCCTGCCTCCTGGTCTGCCTGACTGGGCTGCATAGCCGGTTCCTTACCCCTTTTCACCATGAACTGCATCACACTCACAGGCCGCGCCGGCCGCGATCCCGAAGTTCGTTACTTCGAGACCGGCACGATGGTGGCAAACCTCACCCTGGCGGTGAACCGGATGAAGCGGGATGAAGATCCCGACTGGTTCAACCTGGAGATCTGGGGCAAGCAGGCCCAGGTGGCGGCTGATTGCGTGCGCAAGGGCTCGCTGATCGGCGTGATCGGCTCAGTTCGCATCGAGAGCTGGACCGACCGCACGACCGGCGAGAAGCGCTCAAAGGTCGTGATTCGCGTCGATCGGCTGGAGCTGATGGGCTCGAAGAAAGACAGCGAGCAGGGATCCGGCAGCGACGCACCGGCTCAGCAGCAGGCCCCTGCTCCAGCTCGCCAAGCAGCGCCAGCTCAGCCCGCCGCGCCTGCATGGAACTCAGCCCCACTGGGCGGCGACATCAACGAAGACGACGTTCCTTTTTAGACCCATGCAACGCATCGACACCATCCGCCAGCAGCTTGACGACCTGCTAGCCCGAATCGAAACCGACCAACAGGCCCTCGCCGCCGAACAGGCCGCCGTCGCCCGTGCCACTGAGGCCTTGCACGAAGCACCAGCGTTGCAGGCCGCCATACGGGAAGGCGGGGAGATCATGCGAGCTCGCGTGATCGTGTTGATCGACCACCAGCTGGCGATGCTCCGCGAATCCCCCACGGCGGTGCTGCTGCGGGCGCTCCGGCAGCAGGTCAGGGAGGCAGAGGCATGAGCTACACGTACACCCCCTTGGAGCAGCAGGCCTGCTCCAACTGCCGCTACAGCAGGCCGCATCAGTGCGACGACCTGACAACCTGCCACGCCAACCCGCCGCAGCTCGGCCCACGCGGCGGTAAGTGGCCGCCTGTCAGCCCTGACGACTGGTGCGGAAATTGGGTTTGCAGGGAGGGGAGGCCATGACCCTCTGCATCCTCGCCGGCATGGTCGAGATCATTGCCGTGCTGGTCATTGTCGGCACCGCCACCCTGGCCACGTCGCTGTGGTGGGCGCTGTGTGAGCGGTTGGTGGGGGAGGGGAGTGATGCCTGACAACACCCTGCTATGCCGCTGCACCGTGGCCTATGAAGAGGCCTTCAACGATGCACTGCAGGCCTGGCCCGACGCCTCCGCCCGCCGCCGTGGCGTGGCTGCCGTAATCGAGCATCTGGCCGCTGAGCTGCTGGTGATGCACCAGCGCAATGAGGGCCGGCTGTCGGCGCACGACGCAGCGCGGATGCTGCGGGAGGATCTGCGATGAGCGCTACGAAACTCCGCATCGCCGCCGAGACCGTGCTGGCCCAGCTCCGCATGGAGGCCCAGCGCCCGGCTGCCATGCCGATCCGCCAGCTGGTGGCCATGCGCCGCACGATCAGCGATCGGGTGCTGATGGACTACCTGCACATCCGGGTGCTCACCGGCGGCTGTGGCGTCGCGTCCACCGCCACTCTGCGCGAGGCGTGGGGCTGTGATCAGTCCACCGTGTCGCGCCGGGTGAATGCCGTGGCCGCCGCCGGCCTGGCCGACATCACCACCGGCTGGGGCGGGTATCGGGTGCATGGGTTGAGGGGGATGGGATGAGTCTCGCCGCGCCGTTCCCATACTTCGGCGGCAAGCGCCGCGCCGCACCACGAATCTGGCAGGCTCTAGGCGACCCGTCGGGGTACGTCGAGCCATTCGCCGGATCAGCCGCCGTGCTGCTGGCCAGGCCGTCATTCAAGGGGCGCCGGGTCGAAACCCTGAACGATGCTGACGGCTGGCTGGTCAACACCTGGCGGTCAATCCAGCTGAGCCCTGATGCCGTCGCCGCTGCAGCGTGGGGACCGGTGGCTGAGATCGACTATCACGCCCGCCTGGCGTGGCTGCAGGAACGCCGCACGCCTGATCTGGTGGCGTGGCTGGAGGGCGACCCCGAGGCGCACGATGCGAAGGCCGCCGGCTGGTGGCTCTATGTCCTGGCCTGCGGGATCGGCGACCCATTCGGCCCTGGCCCGTGGCGGGTGGTAGACGGCCACCTGCGGAAAGTGGGCAACGCAGGGCGCGGCGTCAACCGAAAGTTGCCCCACCTGGGCGACGCAGGGCAAGGCGTCAACCGAGAGTTGCCCCACCTGGGCGACGCAGGGCAAGGCCAGCTGCGGGCTTACATGCAGGCCTTGACGGATCGGCTGCATCGGGTTCGGGTCACCTGCGGATCATGGGAGCGGGTGGTCAAGCCATCTGTCACCCGATCTGGCACCGGTGGAGACGGCAGCCGCGCCGTCTTCCTCGACCCGCCCTACGCCACCAGCGGCGATCTGTACGCTCATGCCGGCGGTGATGTTGCCGTTGGCGTGCGCGAGTGGTGCACTGCTGCGCCGCGAGAGCTGCGGATCATCCTCTGCGGCTACGACGATGAGCACGACGCCCTGCTGGCCCACGGCTGGAGCGTCACCGAGGGCAAAGCGGGCCGAGGGGCTGGCTACAGCGTCAACCCGATTAACGGTCGCCGCGAACGGCTCTGGCTGTCCCCGGCCTGTATCGGCACGGAGCAGCCGTCACTTCTCACCCTCACCACACCATGACCGAAACCCGCCGCCTAACCATCGTCCTCACCCTCCCCGAGGTCGAGGCCCTCCGCCGCCAGCTCCGCCCTGGCGAGGGGATGAACGATCTGCTGCGGCGGATCGTGAATGACCGGATCCACAACCCCACCCCCCGATGATCACCCTCACCACCCCCACCCAGCAGGCCATGGCCCGCATCGCCACCGCGCCTGTCACCAGTGATCAGGCCCGGCGCCCACCACCGCTGTCCACCCGGTTATCCCTGGCCGCCTGCCCCATGCCGGCCCGGTGCTCTAAGCCCTGCGAGACATGCTCTGGTGTCGCCCGCAGCGTCGCTGCTGAGCTGGGGCAGGTGCTCAGGGAGCGCCACGGTGGGTCCAGTTCGGTGGCGGACTGGTTGGATGGATTCACCCACTCTGGAGATCAACGATGAGCACTGATTACCGGACGGCCCTGGCACAGCCTGAGCCGCAGGGGCGGCCGACGGACGAGGATCTCTACGACCTGGCGGACGTGTTTAATGGCGATCCAGTGCCAGCCATGCGCCGCGCCCTAGAGCTGTGGGGCCGCCCCACCATCGGGCCGGTGCCCGTCGCTGAGCGGCTGCCGGGGCCGGAGGATTGCGATGCGGAGGGGAGGTGCTGGTGGTGGTGCCACCAGCACGAATCGTGGGAGCTTGACGACAGCCAGGCTCATTACCGGCACTGGCTCCCCCACCACGCCCTACCGGTGCCCGGTGCGGAGGTGGGGTGAAAACTGCGAACTCCGTATTGCTAGAGGTTGCTGCGATGCACAACGAAGGTGTAACTACTTTGCGTGCCAATATGCTTGCTGAAAGGCTATGGCCAAATGGCAGGACGCATAACGCACGGGGGCAGGTTTTCGCGCTTGGCGCAGCAACTGCAGCCCGTCTGCTACGCCAGTGCTCAGCAGTGATTGAAATCGAGCCCAGGCTATGGAAAATCCTTCCGCATCGGTTGCCTAGCAAATGACAACCCCACCCCTATCCCCCGGCACTCAGTGATGCACGAGTTGCTGTTCTTTCTGGAGTTGCTGTTCCTTCTGGGCCTTCTGTTCCTATTGCTGTCGTTTTCATGACCGCCCCAACCCCCTCGCCACCGAGCTGCGGCAGGAGGGGCGGGCATGACCCACCCATTCCGCCCACGCCCTGCCAATCCCCACCCCCTAGGGTGCAGAACCGGAACCCACCCGGTATGATTTCATCACCAGCAGCCCGTGCGCGGCGCTGGCCATCCACTCGCCACCATTGCCATGACCACCATCTGCACCATCCTGGCCTTGCTGTTTTTCCCTGTCCTGTTCCTGTTGTGGGCCACAGAGTCCCGTCAGCAACGCGCTCGCAGGTGGCGCCGCGATGGGCTCACGTACCGCGCCATCGCTGAGCGGTTGGGCTGCTCACAGACCACCGCTCGCCGGTTGGCTGCGGCCTGATCACTCACCACATCACCACGGAAACCCAACCATGACTGGCCCAATTCGAGACCGCATCGAAGCCCTGGAGGCCGCCCAGCTGGAGCAGGCCGAGAGCCACAGGTTCTGCACTGATGCCATCGTTCGGCGGGTGGAGGCGCTGGAGGCTGCATACGAAGATACCGCCATGGACGAACTCCGCGCCGCCAGTGCTGAGGCGAGGCCAACCGTCAAGGAATCCTTGACAGATGGCGGGTCGCTGGTGGAGAGGGTGGCCACGGTTATCACCCTTGCCAAGACAAGCAGGGCGGCGGCCGAAGACGTGCTTAGTGAAGTGGCCAAGTGGTTGCGCGATCGCTACCCCAAGTCCCCCGAGGCTAGCGCGGTGGCGTTCAACCTCTGCCAGGAGGCCGACCGTGGCTGACCAATTTCCTGACCCCACGAAAATGGTCCTTTCCCCAGCAGCCCAAGCCATCGTGACCGCGTTCGACGATCGCTACGAGCTGCTGGGTCCCCTGGAGGACAACTGGCAGGAAGTCTGCATCGCCGCCGCCCTTCATGCCGCTGCGCCTCACCTGACACACGATCGCCGCCAACTCGCTGCCATCGCCACCGAACTCGACCCTACCCCCTAAACCCCCGGCTCATCACACTCCGAAGGCCCCCGCCGCGGCTGCTCGTTCCCACCAGGGAGCTGCAGTCCGCGGCGTTGGCATTTCCAGCGAAACGACCGCAGCGCCGCGTGACGGCTGGCACTGACGGCCTCGACCCCCTGCCACTGCACCAGCCAGGTCGGCTGCCCGTCGCGGATCACCAGTTCGGTGGTGGGGATGTGCATGGTTCAGGGTACCGATTCCCTGTGCGCTCTGCTGCCGGTATCTAAGGAAAACGAATCCATAGCGCAGGGTAGGCTCTCAGTCCGTTCTGGGCCGATCCTATGCACGTCATCGGCTACGCCCGGGTCAGCAAGGAGGATCAAGCGGACAGCCTCCCTGCTCAGGTCAGCCGCCTCGATGCTGCCGGCTGCAGCCGGGTAATCACTGACATCGAGACCGGACGGAGCACGGACCGCGATGGCCTACTGGAAGTGATGGCGATGGTCCGGGCCGGGCAGGTCCGCGAGCTGCTTGTGACCCGCGTGGACCGGCTCGGGCGTGACGCGGCCTACACCGACACCCTCCTAACCCAGTGCGAGGCCCAAGGCGTCACTGTCCGAGCCCTGGACGGCGGGGCGATCGAGACAGTCACACCCCAGGGATTCCTGATGGCCCGGCTGCAGACCGGCCTGGCAGAGATGGAGTCCCGCATGCTGAGCCTGAGGCTGCGGCGACAGTTCGCCGTCTACCGTGCCGAGGGCCGCCACCTGCGCCGGCGCAAACCGTTCGGCTACCAGGCAGGCCCAGGGCACCGGCTGCAGCCGCACCCTGAGCAGTGGCCCCAGGCGCTGCGGGTGCTGCGGGATCTGCGCCGGCTGGGGAGCTTCGCGGCAGTCTCACGCACGCTGCCGGGGTGGTGCAGCTGGACGCCGGCCGCCACCAGCCTGCAGGCCTGGTTCGTGAATCCCGTGATCCGCGGGCACATCGGCCACCACCTCGACAAGAAGTCAGGCAAGGGCTGGGGCCAGCGCTGGGGCGAGATCCTCTGCGACCAGCACCCGGCACTGATCAGCGAACAGGACTGGCGGGAGCTCGCTGATCTGCTGCGGCGGCCGACCAATCGATTCAGAAACGCCAGCAGCACCGAAGTGGCTCATGCACTTACGGGGCTGCTGCGGTGCAGATCATGCGGCCATCTGCTGCGGCGGAACACCTCGAATGGCGTTGCCTGGTGGCGGTGCAGGCATCGGCTCTGCACAGCTCGAGGCGGCGCCCGTGAGGATCGAATCCTGCCAGTTGTTGTCGAGGCCTGCGTGGCTGAGGCCGGGCGTCTGGCGCTGCTGCTGGCTGAGCCCCAGGCCCAGGATCCGGCAGTGGCGGCGATGGCCGATGAGCTGGAGCTAATGGAGCGAATGGCCGCACGCAACCCCGAGAATCGGGCGATGGCGGCAGCGGTGGCTGAGCAGCGCCAGCGGATCGAGGCGCTGCGGAGGGTGGAGCAGTCGGCGGTGGATCCTGCTGCCTACAGGGCGATGCAGGATCCGCGGTTCTTCACGTCCGGCTCGCCACAGGATCAGCGAACTGTGATGCAGGCCGTTCTTCGATCGGTAACGGTGGGGGAACGTGGCGACCCGATCGAACCTCTTTCTCGTAGCTCTTGAGCATTGAGAGCAGCGCTTCACGCACTGTCTTCGGGGGGCTGCACAACCGCACCATCACCCCTCCTTTACGTACAGATTGCAGTCCCGAGCAAACCCGGGGCCTTCCTCGATCGGATCAGGGAATCCCAAGCTGCAGGTCTCGCCCCTCCACTCCCGGCAGTGCTCACACGACGGATCGCCAGGCCCTGGTGCTGGCCGGTAGTTCTCGGGCAGCAGGTCGCGGTAGAGCATGCCAGCGAAAATCTGCCGCACCGACTCACCGCTGCAGCCGAACTGCTGGCCAATCGCCCGCAGGGTGGTGGTGCCTTTGAGCGCGACCATTTCGGCGATCTGCTCAGCACTGAACCGCCTGGCCCCGGGGCGACGGGCGCCGGGCGTGTTGCGCCGTGCTGGCAGCAGCCGATCGCCGATCTCTGACACCCGGTACTGACAGGCCCGGCACTGTTTGCGGCGGTAGCGCTCACCGTCAATCATGCGGCTGGCGATGGTCGAGAACGCCATCTCGCCGCACTCTGGGCATTCCTTGCCTTTCATTACGGCAGGATCGGCATCTTGGAGAGCATCTGTTGCGGCACGGTCCACTCGGCGCCTTGGTAATCGACCACCACGTAATGCGGCCAGCCTGAGCGGCCATGGCCGAATGCGGCGGTGACTTTGGCGGCGAATTGTGGATGGCCAGCGATGAACACTTCGTCACCTGTGGCGAATCGCCAGGGGTTGGCGGTGAGGGTTGCGGTTAGAGCCATGACGTGGACCTCCGAGAGAGGATGGTGATAGAGCTGGCGTCTGGATGCCGGCGCTCGGCGAACTGGTGCGCCTGTTGTTTCGACACGGCGCGGATGGTGCAGCGCATCGGCTGGCGGCAGGCGAACGTGATTTCCACAGGCCAGTAAATGGCCCCCGGTGCAGCGGTGCGGGTGATGCCCTCGCCAGTGGACTGGCAGGGGGAGTCGTCGGGGGTGAAGGTCATTGGTTGGCCTCCAGTTCACAGACAGAGAATCGGGCGACGATTTGGCCGACAGGATTGGGATTCCGCCGGCGCTTGGCATGATCAGCGCATGCCTTGCGGGCACCCGCAATGGTGTCGCTAGTGTTGGCGCCTGCGCCGCCACTGCGGCTGCAGCACTGCATCCATGCCAGCGACCACCACGGGCGAAACTGCGCTTCGTAGCCAGCGAAGTCATCCCGCACCACGCGGTAGCGGGTTGGGGGCAATCTGAGTTTCATTGCTGGGCCTCCAGTTCAGCGAGACGGGCGAGGGCGGCGCGAAGAGAAGGCATCGCGTCTGTCGTGGTTATGCAGTCGCCGCGCATAACCGCATCGTCCAATTCAGCCTTGGCCTGTTCCGCCAGCGTCGGCGGCTTGGGGCGGCGGGCGGTGCGAAGGGCATCAATGGCGGGCTCAAGAATGTCTTTCGATCTGAGCCACTCACAGCACGCCTCCAGCTCCTGATCTGCGCCCCACTGGGCAGCCCTGTCGGCCATCACTGCGGTGGCCGTCCCAGGCTTGGCATTGAGTGATGTCTTTTCCATCGCTTCGTTTAGCCATTTTGTGAACAACTCCGCCGGCACCTTCACAGGATGATCAGCCACGGCGCACCTCCACCTGCTGAATCCGCGCCTCCCGGTCCAACACCACCACCGCCGCCACCATGCCCAGCAGGCACAGCACCAGGGCGATCACGGCTCGGCGACGGGCAGCGGACGCGGCAGCAGCTGCAGTTCTCCGCGCCTGGTCCTGCCGCAGCACAGCAGCCAGGCGGTGATCAGATGAAGAGGGAAGAGCACGGGCGCTCGTGCAGCGAGACGATCTGTGCCTGCGGGTAGCGAAGCTTGAAGCATTGGCGGATTGAATCCTTGGTCCAGCCGTTGCCGGCAATCCATTCGAGATCATGGCGTTCGTTGTCTTTGATGTAGGTGATGAAATAGGCCATTCGTTAGAACGCCTCCGTCGATTGCCCGACGAACTTCATGCACTCCCGCAGGTCCGCCAGCAGGTCGGCGGCGAGATCCTTTGGCACGGCCTGACCCGAGTCCCAGGCGTTGTCCGCGATGGCGCTGGCGGTGACTTTCGCTGCATCGACCAACCCCACCAGCAGCGGCATGAGCGGCTGGTTCCGCTCGCCGACGATGGGCAGCTCGATCAAGTGATCAACGTGGGCCGGCAGGGACGCCCGGGCGGCCTGCAGGATCAGATCGGAGAGTGCGGCTTCGCACTCCAGGGGGGTGAGGGTTTGCATGGGGGTGGCGTACTGCCGGTGCAGACCTGCAAATCGTACCGCTTAGGAACCGGTTTTGCACCTACAATGGAGCAGATCCGTCAAAATTCGTCCGGTGCCGGCCAGCTCCAACCAATCCTGGTGGCTCGATTCGATTGGTCGGATCCCGCTGCTCACCCCTGCCGAAGAGATCGAACTCGGCACCGCAATTCAGCGATGGCAGACCCATCCCGACCCGTGCCCGCCAGGGATCAGGCGCCGGGGCATGCGGGCGCGGGACCGGTTCGTCTCGGCGAACCTGCGGCTGGTGATCGCCTACATCAGCAAGCGCTGCCACCGGCTCACCAAGTCCTTTGACCGCGAAGATCTGACCCAGGCGGGGAACATGGGCCTGATCACCGCCGCTGAGCGGTTCGATCCGGCGAAGGGCTACCGGTTTTCCACCTACGCCTATTGGTGGATTCGCCAGGCCATCAACCGCTGGGTGGACCAGCACGGCCGCGCCATTGCCATACCCGGCAGCCACTGCCAGCACCTGGCGAAGCTGGGCCCGATCACGCGGCGGCTGGAGCGCGAGCTGAACCGCACGCCAACGCAGGCAGAGATCGCCGCAGAGCTGGGCGTCAGCCTGAAGGTGCTGGAGCAGGTGGTTGAGAACGGCCGGCCGGTCGGGTCGCTCGACCAGGTGGTGACTGAGGACGGCCTCGAGCTCGGCAGCACCGTGGCCACATGGGACCTGTCACCAGAGGATGAAGAAGAACAGCGCGAACGCTGGCGCCAGGCAGAGCAGCTGCGCGGCCTGATCGCCAGGTTGGCGCCGCAGGATCGCAGGTTGTTGTCACTGGCCTGGGGTCTCGACGGGGTGGAGGTGCCGCGGCCTGAGCTGGCCCAGCAGGAGGGGCTTTCGACACGGGCGCTGGAGGTGCGGCTGGAGCGGCTGCAGGCGGCGCTGGCGTCGCAGTCGGTTCAGCTGGTGTTGGTGGCGGTGGCCAGGGTGCCGGTTCTGGCGGTGAAGCGCTGCCGGCGGCAGAGGGTGCGGGTGGGGGTGCAGCTCACCCTGGCGGTTGCCTAAGTCGCTCAGGTCAGCCCCAGCTCCTTCGCCCATTGGTACTGCTCATCGCTCACCGCACCGAACACCGGCGCGTCTTTCAGCTCCAGCTCAATCATCAGATCGGCGGCCTTCTTCTGCAGCTCCATGATCCGGTGCTCCTGTTTGTGCGCGACCTGGATCAGCTCGTCGCACCACTGCGCCAGCTCGTCACGGCTCAGGCGTGCTGCCCGCTGCCGCTGGTGAGTCATCATCGCCTCCCTCGACAGGCTGAGGGTGAGATTCAGGCCCAGCATGTCCGCGCAGCAGCTCCCTCAGTCTGTGCAGCCACCTGTGCAGGCCCCGCCCTACATCACCGTTGAACGCGACGCCCGCGGCGGTGCCTGCTGGGTTGTGGTGGGCCTGGGTACTGAGGTGCGCTGTTACTGCGGTCAGCGGGCTATGGGCATGCTGGAGATGATGTGCGCCAGCCGGGGGATTCCGACGCCTTAGGCGGTGGGTGTCATCACGATCTCAACGCCACCACTGCGCCGTGGCTTGAGGGTCAGCCAGACACCACCTAGAGATTTCGGCATCACGATCCGCTCCACCGCCCAGCCGCCGGTGCCGCCGAACTCGTGCTTGTACGTGCCGGTCTGCAGGTGCCAGCGCTGCTCAACCCACACCTTGCCGTTTTCCGCCACCCGGTAGCAGGGGTGCGCCACGATCGTGCGTTCGTGGTTGTGGCCGTTCACCACCAGGTCGGCATCCGGAGCGACCTGCGAATATCGGCCGCCGCCCATCGTGCCCTTGGTCACGATCCCGCCCCATGCGCCGTGGTGCCAGAACAGCGTGCAGCGCCGCACTTTGCCGCCGTCTGGCTTGTGAAACACGAACCGAACAAACCCTTGGTAGCCCATGTGCTCAGTCGGCGCGCCGGCCGTGCGCATCAGCCGCACCACGTTCTCCAGCGGGTCGATTTCCTGGTGGTTAACGATCGCCGTTTCGTGGTTGCCGTCGCCCATCATCAGGATTCGATCCTGCCAAGGTTTCAGCCACTGCGCTGATTCCTCGAACACCAGATCGAAGTAGTTGCCGCCCAAGTGCTCCGGCCGAATGTCGCCCTTGCCGCCGCGCCGATCTTTCTTGCCCTGCATCAGGCACAGCACATCGCCAAAGAACAGCGCATGGCCGTTCCGGTCGCGCATTTCGTTGAGGTGCTTGGCGAACAGCGCCCGGTCGCACTTTGGATTGTCAAGGTGAATATCTGAGGCCAGAAGGAATGTGGCTGAATTGTCCATCGCCACATAGGGAATCCGTATCTCCAGCAGCTGCGGTGAGAGCCTGGTGGCGGTGATCGTCACAGGTCAGGCGCTGTTGATACCTTCAGTGTGCGGAGTGCTACCGCTCAGCAATGATCGCCCAGCCCGTGTTCGCACCCTCGACCATCCACCGGAGCCCAAAATTCCGCCGGCTGTATCTGGCGAACCGTGCCACACCTCCCAACGTGGCGCCATTCACCATGTCAGCCTCGCCGAAGGGATCATGCACGACGAGGTGATCTGGGGTGTGGCCTACCACGATCAGCCAGTGGCCGCCGCCTGATGGTGCGGTGACGGGGCCACGGTGCAGGAACCCGCAGGGCACGGGGATGCCGGCAGCGATCTGATCCTCAATCGTGCGCCAGCTGGCGGTTTTGATGAATCGTGCCCGGATGCCGTAGCTGCTAAGCGCCCTGATCTGCGCGGTTGGGTCAGTGGTGTCGCCATAGCTGAGCACCCGCTTGAGGTACTGGTCGTCGCCGTTCGGGCCGGCGAGGGTTCCAGGCTTGAGGTACTGCAGCAGCATGGCGCAGCTGGAGCTGAAACACATCCGCGCCGCTTGGGCCCGGTCGGCGCTGTCCATCTGCGAATACCAGGGCACCTGCAGCGGGTTGCCGTAGCCGGTGCTCTGCTGCAGCTCCACCGCCGGCCGCCCAGCCAGCGAGATCGCCGCCACTGCCCGAGCGAAGTAGGTCTCCCGATCCGCCAGGCCGTTGGCCGGATCCCTGCCGTTCACCTTCGCCGAGACCTGCCGGCAGCTGGCGCCCTGATCCACGAACGCATTGATCGCATTCAGGTGCCACCAAAATCCGGCGGAGGTGAAGGGGTAGCGGGCCGACACGTAGGCCGCCCCGTCCATCACGTCTGGGTCTTTGATGTAGTCGGCGAAGCGCTGGTAGTTGTAGCGGCCCGTGAGCTGGATCGCCCCGGCGCCCTTAAACCGGCGACCGTCACCGGTGCGGGTGTTCCCCAGGTCCTGCCGGCCTTCGTAGGCGTCGCCGCTGGCGAGCTCCAGCATCCACCGCAGGCCGCCGGATTCGTGCCCCACCTGGGCCAGGAAGTGCCGGATCCTCGCCGGGGTGTTGATGCTGAACCTCCGCAGGCAGGAGTTGAGATCCGCCAGCTGCGACGCGCTGGGCGATCTGGTGAACACCGCCGTGGCCTGGGCCATCGTCACCAGCTCAGCCGCCGGCACCGGCGCTGCAGGGCTGCCCTGCGCCCGCCACAACTCGGTGAACTCCTGGCGCTGCTCATCGCTGGCGGCCTCCCATGCGGCCTCCCATGCGGCCAGCTGGTGAGGGGTGATGGTGCCGGCGCGGGCGACGTGCTCAGCAGCTGCGCGAAAGGTGGCGTAGGTCATAGCAGGGAAGAAATGAAAGCGCGGTCAGGTGCGAGGCTGTCGATATTGGCCAGCATTGAGCCCCGGAACCCGTCCATCAGCCAGATGGGGCGGCCGGCCCTGGCTGCAGCCTGCAGGCCTGGCACGTTCGACCTGAGCGCCCACGAGTGGTCCGAGTCGAGCACCTGCGGCCCCTTGAACCCGGCGACCGGGGCAGGCCCGCCAGGGGCGAGCCAATCGGCACCGGTGCGGAGCATCCACTGCTGGCCGCCGGAGGGGTGCACGCCACGGGCATAGGAAACGCCCACGGGCTTGTCGGTGAGGCGTTTCACCAGGCCAACAACCCACCGCTGAAACCAGGCCGTCGAGGGTTTCGTTAATTCGTTTCCGACCTCATAAATCACATTCGAGTACGGCTCCAACGTCTTCACCATCCGCCGCACGTGCGCCTTCTGGCACTTGTTCCACGGCCCCTGTGTGTGGACGCTGTGGTGATCTTTCGGCCCATGCCCCCTGAACGGGTGGAACTCCCAAGCCCTCGGGAACAGATCAGGAATCGAGCCCTCGAACAGCACAACCCCAGTCACCATGTCCCTTTCATCGGCGGCAGCAACGGCCCGCTCCATTCGGCGGTAGAACCGGGGATTCAGTGACAGGTCCGGCTTCCACGGCCCGCCCTTGACGCGGATCAGGCCATGCTCAGCACCAACGAACGGCGGCCGATAGTTCACGAACGCCCGCGTTTCCACTGTCCACAACCGGGTGAAGTTCCCGGTCAGGCGATCAATGGGGGTGCGGTTTCCTGCCACGGGCTGCACCACGTCCCAGGTGTGGTTGCCGGCGAGGGTGCGGGGCTTGCCATCCACCAGGAACTGATCGCCGCGGATCGTGATTGTCATTCCAGATCCGGCAGCCGGTCTTTCAGCGCCTCGTCCAGCCGCTCGTACTTCCTGCGCAGAAACGGCTTCACAACCAGCTCCTCAGCAGCCAGCCAGGCCAGCAGCGCCAGCAGCAGGTCCAGCACCAGGCGTAGATCGCTCATGCCTTGAGGATCCGGCTTACGGTGCTGCGGCTCACGTTGAGCCGGTCGGCGATTTCCTGCTGCGTCAGGCCCTCAGCCCGCATGGCCCGGGCGGCATCGGCCCGCAGGTCTTCCTCGCTTTCATCCGGCGGGTCAGGGGTGGGCAGCGGATCGGGCCCGTCGATCACCACCGGCAGTGGCTCGGGTTCCTGCGCCTCATCCCATCGCCGCCGACGGCCGGCCACCAGCGATGAATCCAAGTCTGGGTTCAGCGTGAAGAAACCCGCCAGCGGGCCGGCGATGGCAGCGATGCCGGCCACCAGCGGCAGGGCGTTGCTTTCGATCACCTCGCTGCACTCGCCAGGCCGGGACTGGAACCGGAGGCAGTCGGCGATCTTGTACCCGCTGATCAGGGCAGCGGCGACACCGGCGGCGATGGCGCCGCCAAACGTTGGTGCGGCCCAGGTGGGTTGCCTCATCGGTTCAACTCCAGCCGGATCGTGCGCCGGTCCAGATCGGTGACCTGCTTCTCCAGCTCCTGGAACCTCAGCCCGAACTGGTTCTGATTGCTCAGGATCTGCGTGATCTGCGTTTCCAGCTGCTGCAGCCGGTTCGGCAGGCTCACCACCAGCCAGCCCATGCCGCCGGCAGTGGCCAGAATCGCCGCGGCCATCAGGCTGGCGGCGGTCGCTTCCAGCACCTGGACCCTAGAGAATCTGCGGCGTTCAGGTGGCGGCGTCACGGCGTCGGCGCTGTCTCCCTCAGTCTGTGGAGGTGGTCCTTAGATCACCTGCAACAGACGCACTGTCACGTCGAACAGCAAGCCGCTGCGGTGGGTCTCCGCAGGCTCAGCGGCATAGACCCAGGCAGTGCCAAGCGGCACGATGTTGTCGGGGTTGCTCTGACCCGCCCAGATCGCGTTCGGCAGCAGGAATGAACGGGCGCCACCGTTCTGGCCCCGGTAGTGATCGCGGATCTCCTGCGCCCGGTCCTGGCCGATCGTTTCGTAGATCAACTCCAGGTTCACGGCGTAGCGCGTATCGCCATGCAGGAACCGCACCGAGCCACCGCCGAAGCCCGTCTCGGTGGTGACGGGGAAGAGGCCGAAGCCGTAGCGGCGTTTTGATGGCCGAACCGCTGGGAAGCTGGCCATCAGTTCTGCAGGGTGATCACGCTGCTGCCGACGCTGAAGGTGGTGTTGCTGGTGGTGACGTTCCCGCCAAAGTCGTTGTAGAACACCAGCAGATCATTTGCCGCGGTGCCCGTGGACTTGTAAACAACGGCGCCCCTAGCGGTGATCGTGCTGCTGGCCCAGGATTCGGCAGCAAAGGTGAGCGTGGTTCGGTCGTTTGCGTTGTCGCGGGCCACGGTGCAGGTCACGGTCTTGCCGCCTGCGGTGTAGCCGCCGGTCGCCGCCACCTCATTGGTCACGTCGGCCCGGTCGGCGTGCGTGTCTTTGTTCGGGGTGTAGGTGCTGGTCACCAACATCATCTTGAACGTGTTGGTGTCCAGGTCGATATTGCCCCGGGCCAGGTCTTCGGGGAAGGAGTTGTAGATCAGGCTGGCCATGGTGGTCTGGGGTTTGGGGTCAGGCTAGGGATGGGGTTAGATTGCCTCGCGGCGGAAGGCGCGGACTCGGCGAGCCAGGGTTTTAGAGATGCTATTGTTAAGGCCTGTGGTAAAAAGTACGCTTGAACCCGTGCTACTGGTGGACGCAGTTGAAGACGACCAGTGCTCACTAGCTTGAAATCTCTCTGAACCTGTAGACCGGAATGCCGCTACTGATGTTTGAGCGGGATCAGTTGTCGTCCGGTCACTTGTTCGCTTTGGAACCGAATAATCATTAATACCGCTTAAAGTGTTGTTTAAGTCGGTCGTGGGCTTTAGCCCGTGGTATGCAATATCCAATTCATACCGAGCCGGCAAATACCAGTCGGAATAGCCGCCAATGGTCAGTTCCGTGCAAAACTTAGCCGCAGGATGATCGTTTATGCCAGCGGTCACCATTGCAGCGGTATTTGCAGCACCATCAAAGACACTAGACGTCCCCGTCGTTAAGCTAGTTGTCGTCTTGTATTGCAGCATCGTCGTCAACGTGTAACCCGTCCCCGTCGCCCCCGTCGCCGCAGGCGCCACAATCAACCTATGCGTCGCCACACCATTAGCCGTGTGCGAGATGTAGCCAGCAAAGTATCCGCCGCCGTATGCGTCTCCGATGCTGGGCTCAACCACACCGCCATCAGCCACCCCGGCCACTAGGCTCAGTACGACTGTTTCGTTGATGCCTTCTGCTCCTAAGTTGAGCGCATCCCCGGTGAATACGCTTAAGGCGATGCCTCCAGTTGTGAATCCGCTGGCGGTGCTATCACCTATCACTTCGCCAGCCGTCAGTGATAGAGCGATTGCTTGATTCAGTCCGTTTTGCGCACTAAACGCAGCTCCGGCAGACAAACTGAGCGCAACCGTCTCGGAAATCCCTACCACATATTCGCCGCCATCAGCAGCCCCAGCCGACAATCGCAGCGAGACGAACAGTTGAGCTCCAACCACACTGGCGGCCGATGGCGGCACCGTCTCCAGTGTCAGGCTGACGTTGTGGCCGCCGCAGGGTAGATCCTCAACACTCCCTGGCCCTGCGTACCGCCACAGATAGGTGCCCGGAACGTAATCGGTGATACTGCCGTAGCTGACCACCTCTGCGGGCAATGGAAACGATCTGAACTCTCCACGTCGGCCGTTGTAATGGTTCCAGATGTCGAGCATCTGAGCCTGGGTCAAGCCCAGAAAAGACAGCCGCAATTGAGCCGCAAGAAACACATTGCTGTGCCTGACGCGATTCTGTGCGCCGCTGTAACCACTGAACGCCGTGGCGGGATACTCGCCAGGGGTGAAGGTGCGAGAGCTGGGGACCAGGGCGGGGAAGGTGCTCATTACGACAGCTTGGGCAGGTCTTCAATAAAGACAGGGTTATCTGGGTCGTCGGCAAATGTGATTTCTACGTTTCGAGATTCAGACCACTCCACGCTCTTGTAAAGCACAAACAGATTGGATCCGCCTAGGTTCATGACAATGGTTGAAGCAGGCTGAGAGACTCTTGTAACCCGGATGATCAGACCCGGCACACCGTAATTGGAATCGGTATCAACAAAACAAGTACGACCAGGACCGCCGGTAAAATCAACATTCTGAACTTCTATGGTTAGAACACCTTGCAAGGTTATGCTCTGTTCACCTCCGGCACTGGGGACAGGCGCGCAGGTAAACGGAGCAAAGCATTCGCAGAAAGTTGCCTCCGCGTCGATTATACCCTTAATGGTTAAATCTCTTCCGCCTGCGTCGTAGGTTCCGTCTCTTGATGGCGGGCTAGGGTCAGAATCAACTAGAAAGCATGGATCAGTGGTGTAAGACTCGCCCTCAAACTCATATTCAAACGAAACAGATCTGTAATTCCAATCGAATTCTCCCGCTGCATTGAGACCTAGCTCGCCTGGCGGGTAAACCGGAATAGAGAATCCAGTCGTCGGGACTCTCACCACGGACTCAGGGATCAGGTTCCCGTCAAGATCCAGGTTGCCGATCAGCGCAACCGTTGGAGTGTTGGCGGGCACGCCAACAGGCGGCTGCCCATCAAAGAAGTTCTGAGCAGGATTCGGGCAGCCCAGCAACACATTGGGCCTGCGGTCGAGTTCGTCGTCGGGGTCAGTCTCAGGCTCCGGCTCGCCGGTGCCGCCGCCACCGCCGCCGCCGCCGCCGCCACCGCCACCGCCGCCACCACCGCCGCCCGGATCAATCGGCGGGATCTCGCCCGGCGGATCCTCATCTGGAATCAGGAACTCGTCATCAGGTAGCGGCGTGGTGTCATCAAACCCGTTCACGTCGCAGCCCACGCCGGTGAAGTTGCAGGCGAAGAATGTCATGCTGTCCTGAGCGTTTGCCACGTCCACGGCAATCAGGCTCTGGAGGTCATCGCCCACCGGGGCATGGCTGCACTCGTACTGCACATCGCCGGCCAGGGTCTTGGTGATCCGCTCCACTTCGTAGTAGTAGTCATGGAACCCGGCGGAGCCACCGAATGGATTACGCGCCAGTCGCACCCGCACCAGGCTGCCCTGATTGACCAGGGTGTTATGGGACTGCGGGCGCACCTTGAACCGGATCGTGTGGGTGCTACGCACGCGCTTGGAGAGGATGTAGGCACCCACCCTCACGGCGTGCTCTTCCCTGGTGCAGAACGCCGACAGGTCGTGCGACTCATAGGGGCCATTCGGCGCCGTGCCCGCGTACCTCACCTCAGTGGTGCGAATGATGCTCGGGCAGTCCTCGAACTCCTGCCGCCAGATCATCTGCGCCACGAACGGCTGGCGGGTGTTCCAGCTGGAATACCTGATATCAACCGATCCAGGGATCACCGGGTCGTCGGTGAACGTGTAGGCCCGGGTCTGGTTGAAGGTGTTGATCGCTCCGTTCTCAAGGGTCGGCAACAGTGGCCTCAGCCCGAGTTTGCCGTTGATCGTCGTCAGCCGGAGCAGGTGATACTTCCCCCACCGGCTCATCAGGTCGGCGAAGTTCACCGACTCGCGCAGCCAACAGTTCGTGGTGAGGTTGTTCTCAAACAGGAACTGGCTGGCCGCGGCAATCGAGCTGGTGTCAATCAGCGACTCAGGGATCCTGGCGGAGCGCTGCATCAGCCAGTAGGCCAGATCAGCGAACGAGTCGCTACTAGCCGATGCCTGATCATCCTGCCAGCGCTTGACCTGCATCCCGTTGCGCACGAACACATGAACCTGGCGGTTCCACACGTCGAACCCATCCGGGATCGTGACCTGAAAGGCCATCGTCGAGATCCCCGGGTACAGGCCCACCGTGCCGCAGTAATACGACGCCTCCGGCATCGTGTAGCCCTCCCGGGCAACGATGAAGTTCCCCGGCTCCCAGGTCCCGGCCCGGCGGTTGTAGGTCTGCACAGCACTGCCCACCCGGCACTGCTGCTGGAATACGTCCCGCACCTGGAGCTGGCCAATCTGGCCCTCGCTCAACACCAGGTGGTAGAACGCGGTCACGGCGTTCTCTTCGTCGTTCTCAAACCGGCACTCGGTAGCGCCTGGGGAAACGAACACGCCGCCGTAGCCGTTGCGCTCACGACCGAACACGATCGGCACCGGCTCACCGATCACATGCGCCCGCTGTGGTTGGTCGAAGACGTTGGCGCCACTTGCGCCGGTCTGCGCTGCCGGCGTCGGCACTTCGCCGGCCTGGATCGCCAGCAGGGGCAGGGGATCAATGCCGCGGAGGAACGTCATAGCCGGCACCCCGCGCCCATGATCGCCGTGGTGAGCACCCGTGGCGGCACGGTGGCGCCGACCGGGGCCAAGGCGCTGCCGAGCTCAAGCACGAACGCAGTCACCGTTGCCGACGCGCCCACTACCTGCCCGTTGAACTGCGCGATCAGTTCCTGCGTGGCGATCGGCCCTGCCTGTGCCTGGAAGTCATCGAACTGGTAGATCTGCAGCTCCGCCACCCAGCCGGCCGCCAGCGCCCGCTCACAGCTCACCACGGCCCGGGGTGTGGCAGGGAGCTTGACGCTGATCGATTGCTCCGTGCCATTGTCGCCTTCGACGAACCCGTCAGCCATGAACTCCACATAGTCCCACTGCTGGCTGCTCCAGGTCACGGGCGTTGACCAGAACGACTGCCAGCGCTCACGCACGATTCCCGATGCGTCGGTGAGCTTGAGGAACTGTGCTTGTGCCCTGGCCATCGCTCAGCTCCACCCCAGCGCGGTGCGCGCCTGTGGTGTGCGCAGGGTGCCCACCACCTGCTCAGCGACCTGCTGCAGGCCCCGCTCGAAATCATCCATCGAGACCCAGCGGGAGCCGTCCTGCTGCTGCATCACCGGGCCTGTGGTGACGTTGATCTGTGGGGGTGCAGAACCGGATTTGGAGCGGCTGGAGGCACGCGAAGGGATCACGTCAGCGCCCCGGGCCCCCGCCAGAAAGCGGGAGCTGGCGGCCTGCATCTTGCTGGCGGGGATAATGTACTCATCCTCTCCACCCTCGCCCACCATTGCCAGGGTGGGGCGGGTCACAACGGCGCCCTGAGCGAAGGCGGGGACGGAGACGTAGCCGAGCTGGGGAATGTCTGGGGCGACGGGAATGCTGTTGTAGCCCCGGATCACATAGTTCACCCTGTCGATCAAAGAATTGATCCCGTTGGCGATGAACTGCATCACACCGCGGAACACGTTGCGGATCACGTCGATCACATAGGTCCAGACGCCCACCACCCGATCGCGCACGGTTTCCATTGCCCGGGGCAGAAACTCGGTCAGGGTTGACCAAGCGTTGCGGATCGGTTCGACCAGATAGGTTTTGAACGCTTCACCCATGGCAGTCCAAATACCCACCACCGCATCACGCCACGTATCGACGATGCCTTGCAGGGTGGAGAAATCGCCGCTCCAGATCTTGCGGATTTCATTGCCCCATGCCTTAATTGCGCCGGTGAGGGTGTTCAGGCTGACGGTGACGATGCCCACCACCGCATCCCACAGCCGCACGAACGGCTCGCGGGCGAACTCCGTCCACTTCCACAGCCAGGAGACAAACTGCGTCAGGGGCTCGCGGAATGCAATCGCCATGGCCACCACCGCAGCGATGGCCAGCACGGTCCAGCCGACGGGGCCGGAGAAGAACGCCAGCAGGGCGGGGACCACGGTGCTGGACAGGAAGCTGATGAATCCCGTCAGAGCAGCAACCGTTGCAGGAATGAAGGCAATGAAGCTCTTGGCAAAGTTCAAGAACTGCAGCGCCGTTAGCCCGATCACCACAGCGTTGAGGATTGGCCCCAGCGGACTTGCGGCGACACCTAACAGCGTGAATGCCGCGGCCAGAAGCCGGATGGGGCCTGGTAGGCCAGCCAGCAATGCCAGGCCTGAGATCCACTTCGTAGCGGAGAAGATCGCCACAACCCCGCTGATGGCACCGACGAACGAAACGATTGAAGGCACCACATAGCCGAAGGCCAGGAGGCCAGCAACGGCTCTGATCGCAGGCTGCAGCGCCTTCACAAGACTGGCGGAGGCGTTGATTACAGTCGTCAGCGGCGGCAGCAAGGCTGCAAGCGCTGGCAAGAAAGCATTGCCCAGCTCAATTCTCAGCTGGGTAAATCCGTTATTGAGCAGTTTGAGTTGATTTTCGGCAGTAGCGCTCCGGGTAGCGTATTCCTTAAGTACCGAGCCTGCGGCTTTAGTGCTGTCGTTTGACAGTGCCAAAATCCTATCTAGCTCGCCAATGTTGTTGATCAATGGCGACAGCGCCCTTGCCTCATCGCCGAACAGATCACTGATTACAGACAACTGCTGAGACTTGGGCAGGTTGCTGATCTTGCCCAGCACCTCAGTGATTGTGCCAATGGCGTCCTTTTCCATCCGATCGGCAAAGCCCTGGGTCGAGGCCTTTGCCAGCGACTCTCCTGTTGCTTTCGCGTTGGCTTTAGCACTCTCAACGAAAGACTTCTCAGCCTCTTCAATGGCCTTGAACCGGCCTTCTGCGGCGGCCTTCTGCCCATCCATAAAGGCGTCTTCCTGTTTTTCCACCAGCGAGAGGCGATCTGCATTCGCCTTCAGTTCAAGCTCCCTGCGATCATCCAGTTGATCGCGAATCAATTGCTGCTGATCTCGGGCCGCCCGGCGCTGCACCGTCAACTCGCGGTCTACCTGATCGCGGACGGCTTCAATCCGCGCCTCGTAAGCGTCTCGGATGCGGTCCACAGCGGCTGTGGCGTCGGTTTTCTGAGCCTGAGCGATCTTCTGCACGTAGTCGATCTCGGCCCGTTCCTGGCGCTGCAGGGCCTTGATCTGTGCGTCTGCGCGATCCTGCAGGCGGTCCTCTTGAATCTTGGACTGGTCGTCCCAGTTATCCTGCAGCGCCTGCTGCTCATTGCGGTACCGCCGGTTGATCTCCCTGCTCAATCGGTCGGTTTCATCGCGGGCGATCTCAATCCTGCGGTCGCTTTGCTCCTGGGCCAGGCGGACGACCTGATCCTTCTGAGACCTGGCCGCATCCACACGTCGGCGGCTGGCAGTCTCTGCCTCTCGGGTGAGCTCGGATTCGACCTGCTTGGCGTCCGCCATGCTGTAGCCCAGCCGGCGCAGGGCGTCCACCTGGCGCTCAGTCATGGAGGGCCCGCGGCTGAGCGCCTTAACCATGTTGTTGAAGCTGGTGGCGGCCACTTCCGTTTCAAATCCGGCCTGCACCATTGCCGCGCCAAATGCAGCGGTCTGCCCGGCCGTGAGTCCCACCATCTGACCGACGGCGCCAGATCGGGTCATGAACTCCACCAGCTGAGACGCTGATGCGCCCGTGCTGTTTTCCAGGTAGTTCATCATGTCGGCCAGCGAACCGACTTCCTTATTGGACAGGCCCAGGGAGACGCGCAGCTGAGCCAGTGATCGGCCGGCCTCTTCTGCGGTCATTTCAAAGGCCGTGGCCACCTGCGCAACCATGACTGCAAAGCCTCTCAGCTCATCTCGCGCAATGCCCGACGCCCCCGCGGCCGCATAGATCTGGGCAAACCCCTCTGCAGCGATTGGCATCTGGCTTGAGAGCTCCAGAATCTCGCCGCTGATCTCCTGCAATGCGGCAGGGGTCTCCAGTCCGTCAACCACCTTGCGAACGTCGGCAATGGCGGACTCAAACTGGACAGCCGCCATCACCGAGGTGCCGATTGCCGCAGTGAGGCCGGCAACTTTCAGCGCAGAAGACGCCCATCCTTCGTTGGCCTCTTTCGGGGCGTCGTTGAAACTCTTTCGCGCCAGTCCGCTGGATTGATTCAGGGAGTCCAGGTTGTCCCGCAATGCGCTGATTTCTTGCGCACCTGTAACCTTCGCCGCGATCCTCAAGACCGCTTCCATGTTCATCGCCATTACCGCTTCCCTCCCTTCTTCGGCTGCTTCGGCTCGGCCGCCTTGTTGATCAGTTCCTTGGCGCGGCTCTCCATGATCTGCAGATCCTCCAGAGCCTGGCGCCGGTTACCCACAGCGTAAAGATCCATCATCTGTAGAACGACGCCATAGTCGAGGCCCACCACGCCGGAGCCGCCAACACGCCACTGGGTCTGGCACTGCAGGAACAGCATCACAGCGTCTTCATGCTCAGGCCACACCTCAAATGTCTTGGGCTGTAGGACACTCTCCGGCAGGCAACTGGCATCAGCTCCGTAGGCCTTCAGGTCCGCCAGCAGGTCATCGTTGGCGCCGCCATCACCGTGCCACCAGTGATCGACAGCGCCCGTCAGTTTCCCTTCTTAGCCACCTCCATGGAGTTGAACCAGGCGCGGATGATCTGGCCTGCGATGGTGGGGATCTCCAGCAGCTGATCCAGTGCAGCCTCACTGAACGGCACATCCTTGCCGCTGTCGTCGGTGATGCCCGCCCAGCCGATCAGGATTTCCTTTGCGGCGGTCTTGTCGTCCAGTGATTCCTCATCGGCGCGGCCGAGCTCCAGGGCCCGGGCCAGCTTGATGATCTCGTTGATTCGGCTCTGCGGCAGCCGCTTGAACTCAGCATCGAAGCTGTGCTTCTCCCGCCGGCCGCCATCCACGGGGATGAGCAGGGGCACCGGCCAGGTGTAACTGGCCGTCTGCTTGAGGACGAATGCCATGGGTGTTCAGGTGAGTGGAAACGGTCGGGCGCTCAGGTGAGCACCAGCGAGAACTCGTCATTGCCGGCGTTGGTGGGAACCGGCATGAATGGCAGGTTGAGCATCATCACGCCGTCCGAATCGCCATAGGTGGGCGAGTCGAGATTGCAGGTCGGGGCGTTGAACGTGACGATGTTCCCGGCGGTCTGGCCGTGCTGCCAGCCGATCGCGCCGAGGGTCTGCGCGGACACCAGAGCGAAGAAATCCTTTTCGCCAGCGCCATTGCCAGCCAGGGGGGCCTCGATCACCAGCTCACCGGAAGGGGCCCGGTCGGTGATCGGGATGTTCTGGCTGCAGCCGGCCAGCTGCCTGAATGGCGTCTCGTTATTGAGGGCCAAGCTGAAGCTCTCCATGCAGCCGCTGAAGCTGAACGCGCTCACGCTCGTGGTGTTCTGGCTGTTCACCACCACCGGCGATGCCTGGTTGGCGAAGGTCGGGGTCAAAGGGGTGCCTTTGGCCACGGCGTTGTAAATCCCCATGAACTCGAACGAGATTCGGGGGATCTCACCCACGGCCAGGTTGAGGGTGGCGGTGCCGCGGCAGCCGGTCAGAAGGTGGCGATTGCCGTCTGCGTTGAAGTCCAAGGACAGGCCGATGATCGCGGCGCTGGCTGGGGCGTAGGTGACTGAGGTGGCGTTCACCACGGTTTCACCAAACCCACAGGCCCTGAGGCAGCGGCCCCAGCGGGGGGCAGTGCCGGCGGTGCCGGAGCCGGCGATCTCCACGTCGAAGGTCACCGAGCCCATCCGCTGGCCGACGACCTTCTCCCGGTTGCCGAAGAACGGCAGCACCAGCTCTCGATCCAGCAAGTTCACGTCAAGGGGCTGAATGTCGAGGTTCGACACCAGCAGGGCATCGCCTGCGGCGAATGTTGGCGCCACGCCATAGGTAGCCTCTGCCGCCGCGAGTAGCAGCCGCTTACGCGTCGAGAGAGTCATCAGCCTCAGAAGGAATAGGGCAGGGCATCACGCACTCCGACGGCTTGGCGTCCTGGTCGATCCACTTGCCGGTGGCCTCGTCCAGCCGGTAGCTGCCGCCATCGGTGGGACGTGGATCAGGTGCAGGATTGGATCGCGCCATGCGGGGGTGCAGTTCCACATCTGCAGCCTATGGAGCTCGCCTATGCGCCCAAATCAGTGATGCTGGTTCGGAATCGCACCTGATAGCTGAGCACGGTCCACATTGCCGGATTTTCTGCCGACTGCAGCTGCGGATCGCGGCTCAATGGAATCAGGTCCATCGCTAGGCCGCCGACGCTCCGATCGGCCATCAGGTTGGCATGGATCTGCCTGATTACCGGATCAGCCGCCTGGTCTGGGCTGGGTCCGCTGATACCATGCCGCCCCCTGCTATAAACGCCGATCACCACCTGAAATGTCCAGTCGATGTAACACGTAGAAACCGGCGGCACGCTGGCACTTGCTGGGCCGTGCTCCACCGTGACCGCTGGTGACTCATCCCTACTGAATGCCTCAGTTCGGCTGCGGTAGATCCGGCCGCTGACGCCTGCGGTATTTTCTAGCGCTGCATACAAAACCGCTACGATCTGCTCTTGTTTCGTCGTGGTCATGATCAATCAGGCACCGGAACAGAAACCAGATTGGCGGTAGAGCCAGCAAACACTGCAGCGCCTGTGTTGGTGCTGCCGTTGCGGACCCATGAGTTGTTGGAGTGGAGCACCTGTGCTGCACGGTCCAGCCGGATCGGCGCATTGGCCGATGGTCCGTTCACAAACACGCAGTCGAAAATCAGCATTGGATCCCAGCAGTTCGCGCCATTCGCTTTGCTCAGGATCGCGTAGCTGGTATTTGTCCAGCCCGACACGTAGCAGTCTTGGAGCACCGTGTTCCTCGATGACGAAACGCTGGTAGTGGTTGCATCACGCAGATAGAACGCACCGGAACCTACAGAGCTGCAGCGGCGAATCGAGTTAGCCCGCGAGTTGTTGGTTTCCTTTACGTCTAGCTCTGCACTGCGGAAGAATCGAGTGTTCCTGATTAGCGCTTGGCCAGTACCGGTAAGCACGCCAACGTTATTGTCGTAGAACCAGCAGCCGTCTACGTTAAACATGAAATCATTGCTATTCGTGGCCGATAGCCCGGTGCCGCAGTTAATGAACATACAGTTTCGCCACTGCGACGATTCCAGGTAGCGAGCGCTCAGGCTGCCGGGGCGTTCTACCGTGCCGCTGCCAATGCCAGTGAAGTTTTTGAATACTTCAAACTGATGCAGGGCTTTCGATTCCTGCCGTGCTGTGCTTCGGTGCATGAACCCCTGTGCGGCAATGTTCCGACCGTCCCACACAATGCCGATGAAACTGGAGTTGGAAACACTGTCGGAGCGGAACATGCGCCCACCCGCTGCACCGTGCCATTCAAAGACTGTCGTGCGGCCGTGGCCCCGTATGTTCATGTGGGCGGCCCGTGGAGTGCCTGCCTGCATTGCGCGGCTAGAAACGGTCTGCGAGATGTTCAGGCGATACGTGCCAACGCCACCAGTGCCGGTGAGGATTTGATTAACCAGCGGTCCTTCGGTTACGCCATTGCCCTGAATCGTCATGCCTGCAGCGATCGATCCGCTAGAGACAGCGGTCACTGTCAATACATCGCCAGAGATAGAACCGGTAAACGATGCGCGAAGAGTCATCGGCACCGGATACGGGAACAGCTCCTCAGCAATGCAATAGGTTCCAGGTGGTGCGTAAACGGTGCTCCACGGCGAGTTAGGCTTGCGGACTTCATTACATGCCGCAAGAAACGCCGCCGTATCCCTGGCCTTGTTGGCCGGGTTGCCGTTAGCAATAGCAGAAACGCCACCGTTCACGCTGGAGGGCAGGTTTTTGACATCAAGCCAGTCAGAGCGCTTGGTCCAGTTCAGTACCAACAGTAGTGGGGGCGTTGTGGCCTGCTCTGATGTAGGCAGCGGGAACAGTGCGCTGTCGATGTAATGGTTTAGCAGGAGGTCCATTCTGCTAAGTTCTCGCAGATCATTTAACGCCAGTCCGGCAATCGTCAGCGATTCCCCGTTGGTGACATTCGGGACAACCTTATTGGTTGAAACGGTCGCGCCAGGGTTCCAGTTCGCCAGAATGTGACGGCCTACGGATGATCCACCTTCAATAGATGGAACCGCTTGACCTGCTCCTTGCTCAAACGTATTAGCAGCCAGCAGCACATTTACAGGTGCCGTACCTTCGCAAACCACCTTAAAGCGGGTCTTGTTTGGATCCCAAGAGGAGCTGCCTGACGTTGCCGCGTTCTTAAACTTGGTGGCCATGATCGCCACCCGGCCGCGATAGTTTTTGGCTGATACATAAGTTTCGTATGGCGCCTTAATTGGATCGCTCTGGTGTGACGAATCGCCATACGCGCCATCTATCACGCTGCAGGAGGCCGTTACCCGGCCCTCTCTAGTGTCTCCAGCAGTGCCGCTCAGTACAAATTGCGGAGTCGCTAGCCGCTTGTTGTCCCTGGTTGTGGTCGTGCGCAGCTGTTCCTGGTATACATCACTTGCGATGTAGCTATTGTTGTCCTCTACCCGGACTGAGATATAGGCATTCATTGCGCCAAAGAACCCATTGCGCAGTGCCTGCGATCCACGAATGCGCAACGCACCCCAGCCCTGCTGGCCTAGCTGTCCGAACAGGATGCGAGCGTTAGAGCAATCGTCAAAACTTATTCCCTTCAGCTGGCAACTGGTAGTGTTAGAGGTCAGAATTGAGTTGCCGTTTAGGTTCTTGATCTGCCACGCCATACACCGGTCAGATGTGAACCCATTGCTGGTATCACTTGGATTTACAAACTCTTGTCCCCAGCCATTGAAATTGCAGCTTTCGTAATGGATGCGGGACGGCTTGGTAGAGTCGCTGCTGGACTGCCGCACCACTAGCCGTGTTTGGTCGGAGTTGTGCCGTACATCGATAAACTCCACCCGGACGTTATCAGGGTCGATGATGTCTAGGACGGGGCTAAATGCAACGCCGTTCAGATCGTGGCCAATAATGAAGCTCTGATAATTGCCAGCACCTCCGATCATGTAGCCGCCACCAGTGGCAACAATCCGGCGCGTTACGCGATAGCTGCCCTTGGGGAAATATGCCATTGCATACTCGCCGGTCGTGGCAGCCCAGTCCCGTGCAGCATTGATACATGCCTGGGCAGCGTTGGAATCGTCGGTGACGTTATTGGCAACAGCAGATACGCCACCATTGACGTTGGATGGCAGGCTTCGTGCGTCGAAGATTTTGAGCGGCACCAAGGCTTGAGGTAGCGGCGTAGTGGTAGGCACGGGCGGCAGCGGTGGAGGTGGCGGGAGAACAGTGCCTTTGACATATCGCAGGTTGTCAAATAGGCAGGCTCCGGTGTTCTGGGTAGATGCAGACGTTCCACTACCACCAGCAAGCAAGCCGAAGGCCGTAAAGTTAGCGGACCCAGCCGAAGCGGTAACAGCGATGGGCTGACCGGCAAGCGTGCCACTTAATACACCTGAGCCATCCGCGCGACCGATCCACGTTAGGTCAAAGCTATGCGTAATGTTTTGCGCCAGGTTAATAACTGCCGATGAACTACCACCACCACCATTCACGCGAACGATGCTTCGGAACGGGCCGGATACAGCACTAGACGGCTCAAGAAACTCGATACCAATAAACTGCGCAGGCGGTGCACTGGCGGGAAGCGAACCGTGCGCAAAGTATCCTAAGTAAAACGAACCATCGTAGTCCGAGTTAGCCAGCCTAAAGCTACCAGCCAGCCGCAACGTGTTGACCCGTGATACCGTCGTAATGCTTGTATCGGCAAAGTAAGCATATGCAGCGGCACGCGCAAACACGCCGCCAATCGCACCAGCAGCGCCGCTTACGGCGGCAGAATCCTGCCAGTGGAAGTCGTGGCCGTTTGATTCATTTCCCGACCCGACCCAGCCAGCGGTAGCAGTTGATTCAGCAGTGAGGAATGGTTCCATGATGCTGATGTCGGGTTCAGGGTTTAGAGGGTCGGATGGGGGATCAGGTTCTGGTTCGGGATTAGGTTCTGGTTCTGGTTCTGGTTCTGGTTCTGGTTCTGGTTCTGGTTCTGGTTCTGGTTCTGGCTCTGGTTCTGGTTCTGTGGGTCGATCTGGCTCAATATCGGGATTAGGATCCAAGGGAGCCGCAGGAATTAGCCCTAGATTTTGCGTAATTTCAACCGTCAACACGCCAGACGGGATGTAAGTATCAACAACCCCCGCATTTCGGAATACAACAAACACCGCATCGTCTTGACACTGATATTCAACCTTTACCGCCACAGGCAGCGGAACCGAATACGATGCGCGATCAACAAAATCACCTAGATTAACATCAGCAGCAGGCACAACTACCTCGCTAACCTGGCCAGCCGATAGCGACCGGCCAACAACACCATGCGTAAACCGCAGCTGGGGCGGCTCATACGGCAAGTTGTTATACGTGGTTACGCCATTACCAATTTTCTGCTTGCGTGTATCTGACTCCGTAGCAATCTCGCCTTCTAACAGCAGAGGGTTTAGCGCCTGCAGTTCAGCCGAAGTTGCATAAACCGTGCGAATCCTGTAATTGATTACTTGGTTAGTCATAGAAAATCACCATTTAACACAACCGTTACAGACTCATCCGCTATTTTTTCAAGTGAAACCACGCTCAGCATTCCATCGGTCATCCGCATTGGCTCGCTGCGGACCCTATACGTTTCACCGTCAACCGATAAATGATCGCCATATCGCAATCCGCCAAGCTCTGAGGTCTTGATCGTTAACGCATTCTCTACGCTCACAATCTGATCATCAAGCACCAGCTCGCTTTTGCGGTCGAACATTCCATAGGTGCTGATCGCGCCATGGACAACCGGAACTCTGCCAAGCATCCTGCTGGTGGTATGCCAGGTCCTGGCATGCAATCTGTCCCAGTTAGTGGCCATGCAGTCAGCCTATGGACTCGCAGGTCACTCACGACCCTTGCCACGCTACGGCTGGATCACATCAAACAGCACGACGTAGACCGGCAGCGCTGCAACCGCCGTAATCCAAACAGGAACCTGCAACGCTGCAGCGAACATTCCCACCGTCCACGGGGCGGAAAGGACGATCAGCAGGATCAGGGCACTTCTTCCCATGCTTCGTCCTCGGGCGTGGTTGGATCGTCGGCTTTGAACCGGCCCCGTTCGTCTTTGGCGCGGCGCACCACTACGGCATCCTGCGCGGGTTCAGGCCGCCTGCCGGGCGCTGCTGGAGGCCCCAGCCGCCAGCTGACGGGCAACGCCGGGGATTCCCAGGGGCTCGGTGGGCAGCGGATCGACCGCGCCTGCAGTCCGGCCCTGGCCGTCCCTGCCGATGAATCCAACTGCCGCGCCCATGGTGTCCTCAATGGAAAGATTGAAGCCCCGGCGTACCGGGGCCGCTGTGATCAGTTGTCAAGCAACACCCGCACTGTCGTCGCCGCCTGAGCAGCGACAGCCAGCGCATGGCCCACCTTCTTGCGGGTGCCGGAGCTGTCAGTACCGGACACGCTGCCGGAGCTGAAATACACCGGGCCGCCGGCGGTGGTGGCATCGCCAGACGCGGCGGTGAGCTTGGGCAGGGTGAACACACCCTCCAGGGCCAGGATGCCGGTGGCGCCATTGGCCACGTCGGTCACGGCCACGCCGTGGAGATCACCCACCTGCACCAGCTGGCCGCTGGTGATGGTGGCGCCGGCGGTGAACTCGATGTACTTGCCGTCTTGGACAAAGTTCTTCATTGGATCAATGCGAAGGGGTCAGGGTTGGGATCAGACGTTCTTGGAGCGGTAGAACCCGCGGAAGTCCTTCACCGCCGCGCCGAAGTCGAACCGGGCCAGCAGCTCCACGCCGTCGGGATCGCGCTTCTCGGTGGTTGTCACCGTGGGACCTTCTTCGCCGGCCAGGTAGCCGTACACGATGCCCTCCACAGCGCCGGGGCTCACGGCCAGATACCACACATCGGCAGCACCGTCGAGGCGAGGCTCAACGATCAGCTCCATGTTGGCGGTCTGGGCATTCACCACAGGGCCGTTGTCGCCGGTGCGGGCGGAAGGTGCGAAACCGGACGGGAACAGGAACTGCAGAGCAGTGCTCTCCAGATCCGTGGGCACCATCAGATAGGAAGGCGTGAGGTTGATGGTGTTGCCAGCCAGGTCGGTCTGCTTGCGCATGGCCTTCTTGGCGGTGTTGAACCCGCTGGTGGTAATCGCCAGGCCGGTAGAGCCGCCCATGTTGTTGTGGGCTGCATTGAACAGCGCCACGTTGTCCACGCTGGTCACGGCGTTGCCGGTGATCAGGCCCCAGATGATGTTGCTCTCAAGGCGGCGGAATCCGCGGCCGAGCATCTCAGGAACTCGCTCGAGTGCGCTCAGATCATCGTTGATGATGCTCTGGCGACTGACCGTCACTTTGCGAGCGTATGTCGCGAGTTTCCAGGTGTGCTGGGCCTCGACCAGAGTGCCGGCCTTGTACTCGCCGCCTTCGAGCAATGCCTCAGGGGTGAGTGCGCCAGCCACGATCAAATCGTTGGCGTTCTTGAAGTCAGGCAGGTTGCGCTGGCGTGCAATGGGCCGCCAGGTGTGGGGCTCCTCCTGATAGGCAGCGTCGAGAGTCTTGCCGGCCAGGTTGGAGAACAGCAGCGGGAAGTCGCTGGTGCTGTGGAAGCCACGGCTGACCAGTTCGGTCTTGCTTAAGCCCCGGGTGTTGGTGCCGCGGGATTCCAGATACTGGCGGGTCAGTTCCAGCAGGGTGTAGGAGCGGAACTCGCGGCCCAGGTCGGCGTCGTCACCCTTGAGGGTGCCGGGACGGATGCGGGCTTCCAGGCCCAGGCTGATGCCGCGCATCAGGGTGTCGCCGCTGTCACGGGTGACGGCGATCTGGGCGGGATGACCCAGAGGGGCGGGGCCGTCAGCGGCGCGGGTGTCGCCGCCCTCAAGGCGCAGGCGCATCAGGCGCACGGCCTCACGGCTGCACTCGGTCACGGTCTTGCCGGAGCGCACCAGCTCATCGGTCTGGGCGTCGGTCAGGCCAGCATCGCGGCCGAGACGCAGGATCTCGTTTTCGCGGCGGAGTTCGGAAGCGGTGCGCTGCAGCTCGGTGTCTGCGGCGGCCACGGGGGCGGGGGAAGGGGAAGGATCGGCAGCGCGGGCCTGGGTTGCAGGCTGCTGCTCAGCCGGATCACCTCCGGCCTGGCTGTTCAGGTTGTCGGGCATGGAAGTGTCCGGTGCGGATGATTGATTGCGGGTTTGCGCTTTCGCGTCGAAGGGCACGCCCACCAGGCTGAGCTCCATTGGCTCCCAGTCGGTGGCTCGGTAGGTCGGCGGCTGGCCATCGGCGCTGCGGATCGGATCAGACCACTTGTGAACCTGATACCCAACCGAGACGTTGCGGATGATGCCGCTCGCCACATCACGGAAGATCGGCTCCACCTCCGCACGCTCCGAAAAGCGCACGCGGGCTCGGCCCTCTCCGTTCTCAATCCATGCCCTCTCCACCACCCCGAGGATGTTGGAGAGGTCGGCGGATTGATGGCTGTTCAACAGCGCGGCGCCATTGTTCAACCGGTCGAGACGCACGGCATCGGGGCTCATGTCGAGCTCCTCAAACCAGTCGCCGTCAAACCATGAAGCACGCCGTCCCCTGGCCCCGGTAGTCCAGGTGAGCTCGATGGTGCGAGCATCAGGATTCAGCGTCGCGGGCTGGAAAGCCGCACGCCGCATGTCACCGGGCTGGGGGTGTTGGTACTCCATGCCTCAGGCTATGGACTACTCCTGAGCTTCCGGTTCTGTATCCTCGGCTGGCGCTGCAGATCGGCCGGCTGCAGCCGTCATGCCATCCACGCTGAGCGCCAGGCCCTTGCCGCGGGCGTTGGCCATGTCGGCCTCCAGTTCGGCCATCACCTCGGCCGGGATGAATCCGAGGGAGCGCTGCACTTCGCTCAGGCTCATAAACCCAGCCTTCACGCCTTCGATCAGCGCGGTGATCTCTTTGGCCGGGTCCACCAGTTCGCGGCGGGGCGGGGTCCAGATCATGCGGCGGGGGCCACGCACCTGGGCCAGCCGGGCGGCCTCGTTGAACCAGCGATGCACAGGGTCGAGCACCTGGGGGATGGTGACGTTCCAGCGCCAGGCCGCCACGTTGCGGTGGAACTCCAACCATCCCATGCGGGCGCTGCTGAAGTTCACGTCCGACAGGATGCCGGTCAGGGCCTCGAATGTGATCCCGTAGCCCGCCGCCACTGCGTGGAGGTGGTGTTTCTGGTGGCTCACGTAATCCGGCGACTGGGGCGGGTTGGCGAAGGTGATCTGCTTGCCATCGGGCAGGATCTCGATCGCGCCCGGCTCCAGTGTTTCAGTGAGCGCTGTGGTGGTGGTCGCCGGGTCGCTGGGCTCGTTGCTGTAAACAAACGCCGTGAAACAGGCCGCAATCTTCGTCTTCAATAGCATCGCCTGGGTGATGTCGTCAATATCCCGCAGGTGGAGCAGCACCGCTGAGCCGAACGGCACGCCGATCGCCTGGCCGGCGCGGTTCACCTCGTAGGTGTGGATGATCTCGCTGGCGGGCACGAAGTCGCTCTGGATCTTGACCCCGTTCCATTCGGTCTCGCCCGGGTGGGTCTGCCGGATCCAGTAGCCCTCCAGTCGGCCGTCGCGGTCGTACTGCTGGCCGAACTTGATCCGGCTGCCGTCGTCCCGGCTGAAATCCAGCATGTCGGGCTCCATCACCTGCAGCCGCAGGCCCACTAGCCCCTGATCGGCCAGCCGCTCATCCATCCGCCGCCGGATCAGGCAGCTGCCGCGCACGGCGGTCGTTCTCGCGATCAGCGACTGCAGACCGTACCAGTTCAGTTTCCCGGCGTAGTCGCACTCAATCGTGTCCGCCCAGTCGTTCCAGGCCTGCTCATACCGCCGGCTGCCACCCTGCGGGCTGCCGATGATGCCATCCCCCACCCAGTTGTTGGTGATCACCCGAACCGCACGATTAGCCCAAGGGTTGGAATCCACCAGATCCTGGTGCCGCCGCGTCAGCAGCCGCCAGGCGGTGCGGATGTCGGCATTGGGTCCACCGTTGCGGGTGTACCAGTTCTCGGTGCGCCTGGATTCCTTGGCCGACTCGAACGCCCGCAAGTGCGACACGGCCAGCTGTTTGCGTGCGTCTTTCAGCGCCAGCTCCAGCTGATCGCGGGTCGGCTTTCGTGCCATGCTCAATCCCTCTTGAATGACACGTAACGCCGCTGACGGCCGGCGCCAGTGATGCCGAGCTCTTCCTCCATGGTGGCTTTCAGTTTCATCATGTCGGTGAGATTCCGGTACGAAACCTGCCGGCCGTTGCTGCTGACGCTGGTAACGCCCTCGGCAATCGCAGCCACCAGGTCGTCGTACTGCTGCTGCGTGAATGCCATTGGACACCTCCCCGGTTCAG